ATGCCCTGCGAGGACCGCCAACTCTGCCGGCGCCATCGATGCGCCCGTGTCCTCGTCTCGCCGCATGTCGGTCTCCTTGAGTCGCTCGACCCATCGCCGCCCGGGGTCGCCGCCCCACAGGAGCCACGCCACGAACCCGGGCGTCTCCTCGCCGTCCTGGTCATCGACGCCGCGGTCGAAGTCGTCAGCGTGGCGAGCGAACCATGCAGGGGCCTCGACGGTCGCCCACTGCTCGGACTGCGGCTCACCGTCCGCGATGCTGTTCGCCCGGCGCACGGTCTCGGGCTTGAGACCGTCGCCCGACTTGCCGGCCTCGTGCAGCTCGACACCTCGACGCGCGGCGTCCTGCACAGCCTCGGGCGGTGTCAGCTCGGCAGTCGTGAGCGCCATCAGAGACCGCCCGGCAGCGCGCCCGCAGGCGGCGTCATGGCGACCGTGCCCGCGACCCGCGCGCGCTCGCTACGCCCATCGGCGGCAGTCGAGGGCGGTGCAAGCTCGAGGGTCGCGCGGATGTGGCGCTCGTCGTCGGGTGACGGCGTCAGCGCGCCGGTGTTGAGCAGAGAGACCACGTCCGCGATGCGCTCGACCCACAGCGGGGAGCGGATGCCGGCGTAGGTCAGGCGCGGCAGCTCGGCGAGCGGGAGCGGCCCGATGTTGAGCGCGACGATGGCGCGCACGTAGGGCGCGAGCCCCTCGGCGACCCACTGACACAGGTCGCCCGCGAGCTGCGCCGCGAGGTCCGCGTGCACCTGCGCCGTGGAGTAAGAGCCCGAGGAGGACGCCGAGCCCATCGCGAGGTGCTGCACGTAGCACGCCTGCAAAATCTGCCGCTCGAGGTCGGCGACCACGCCCGAGAGCGGAGCGGCCGAGTCGGGGCGACCCTCCCACGCAAGCGTCGCCCACGAGGGCATCACCAGCGCGGCCTCCTCGTGCGAGGACCACTTGCGCGCGATGTCGAGCAGCGCCGACCGGGCCGACTCAATGGCCGACACGTCGGGCGGTCCGCCATCGCTGCGAGCCGAGCGCCCGAGGGCCTCCTCGTCGATGCTGATGGTGGGCACTGGGACCGCGGTCCGCTGCATCGCGACCGCGCGCAGGCGCATCGTGGCCGTGTAGTCCGTGGCAAGCGGCTCGATGTGCCGCATGATGCCGAGCCCCTCGACGCCCGCAGCCGGCGAGGGATAGACCAGGTGGACGAGCCGCTCGTAGGGCAGCCGCACCGATGTCATGCTCGACAGCCCGCCGGGCTCGCGGCGCCATTGGTCGACCGCGACCACGCGCCCGTCGCGGTCGTACACCCATTGACGCACGCTCGATTGGTCGCGCGGCTCTAGGTCGACGTAGGTGGTCCCCTCGTAGGGGTATGCCACCATCTCCGCGAGGCTGAACCCCATCAGCGCGCCGCGCAGGAGGTCGCGCAACCGCGACTCCCACGAGGGCAGCGCGATGATGCGCCCCTCCCATTCGATGACCGGGGAGCTCGCCCCGCCGAGACCAAGCACGCGCCGCACGACCGCCGCAGCGGCCTCCGACGCAGGCGAATCCGCCACCGGGGATACGTCCCACGTGGCCGAGGTCGCGAGGCCCGACAACGCCTGCCACCCGACCCGCACGGGCGCGCACCGCTCGGCGACCGAGTAGGCCCGGATGCGCTCCGACAGCACCGCGAACCGTCGCGCGTGCTCGCCATCCTGTGCCGCGAGAGAGTGCGCGCCGATGCCCCGACCTGGTACGGCCTCGGGCGGGGTGTAGGCGGAGACGCGGACAGCCTGCGGCATGTGCGCAGACTACCACACGCCGTCAGTCGATGCACGCACGGTGCGTCAGGCTACTCGGCTGCGGTGTCTGCGGCCCCGGGCACGGGGGCTCCGTCGCGCAACACCGTCATACCGCCGCGCAGCGCATCCCACACGGCTTCGGACTCCGTGTCGAAACTCTCGCAAGCCTCCCACACAGAGCGGTCGGACGTGTAGGCGCGCTCCCAGTTCATCCGCTCAACGGCGATGCCGACTGCCTTGGCCAGCTCGGCAGCCTGCTTGATGTTGCTTTCGTCGTCGCGCAACACCGCTACGTGGTCCTTCATCGGCCCTGCATTGCACTCCCACAGAGTCCATATGCACACCTTGACACCGTCGCTCATCTCATCCTCCTCGCGCCCCTCGGCGCTCATCTACTCCACTAATTCCGCCGCCGGTCTGCACGTCGTAGTGAACCCCGCCGACGTGCAGTGATAGTCCACGCCCTTGCACCGCGCGTCCCACGTCCACGAGGCGTAGTGCATCTCCACCTCGCGGACCTCGACCTGCTGCTCCGTGCACGGCATCTGCGACACGCTCATCGCACGCGCCGAGGACTGCCACTGCGCCGAGCAACCTGCGGCGACGAACGCCACGAGGATGAACCTGCCCATATCGACCTCCTGCGGCCCTCGCCGCACCGTCACGAGTAGCACGCGCCCGGACACCTCGCAACGCCTACTCATGCCACGACCCCGGCGCCTCGTACCGCCTCGGCCCCTGCTGCGTCGGAGCCGGTGCCGTCGTCGGAGGACCGGGCGGCGACCACAGCACGTGCCGCACGGCGTACCGCAGCGCGTCGGCGTGGTGGTCATGCGTCCCGTCCTTCGCGGGCCTGCCGGGTTGCCGCGCGTCCCATCGATACCCCGACAGCGCGCGGGCCAGGGTGCGCCGCCCTGCCGGAGCGCGCAGTCCGGCCTCGTAGAGCTGCCGCGCCACGGTCAAGGCGCCGCGCTCGAGGGCGAGGTCCACGCGCGTGCACCCGCTCACGATGTCACGCCGAGCCGGGTCGCGCTCGATGATGGGCACCATGCCGAGCCCCTGCGGATGCGCCGCGCGCACCAGGTCGAGGTCAGACGCCCCGGTCTGCGCCGACCGCGCAGCGCCTGCCGGGTCGACCACGACCATATCAAGCGGGATGCGCCGGTCGCCCGGGGTCCAGTGGCGTCGAGGCACGCAGTCGGCCGCGAGGCGCGCGAGCAGGTCGGGGAGCGCCTCGTCGTCGGGCGCCCACTCCCGCACGACGCACCAGCGGTTACGCCCGGTCTCGGCGAGCGCGAGCACCGCAGGGTGCCGCAACCCGAAGTCCATCGCGAGCAGGCACCGCATCGTACCCCACTCCGGGACCAGGTCGACGACGCAGCGCTCAGGCGCCCACGACCTGAACACGGACCCCGAGGGCGGCAGCGGCCGATTCTCCGCGAGCGCCGAAAAGTCCCGCTCGCCGAGCGTCTCGCGCATCCGGTCGAGCCACCCCGGCCCGAGGTGCGCCACGTTGTCCGCGCTCACCGGCAGGTACACCGCTCCCCCGACCTCGCGCGTCCGCTCGACCCACCACGCGGGCTCGACGGGGATGCCGCACGTGAGCACGATAGGCGCGCGGACGTGCCCGCCCTGCGTCATCGGCACGCGAGCTCGAGAGCGCGCCACGTCGAGCACGTCGGGGCGCAGCGTCTGGCACTCGTCGATGAGCACGGCGTGCGCGTTGACCCCCTCGATAGGAGACTGACCGAGGCCCGCGCCGGCAGGCGTGTCGAGGTGCGCGAGGATGAGCCGCGACCCGCTTGGCCACGCGAACGCCTGCTCGCTTATCTGGTGGGCCACGGTCGAGCCCGAGAGCAGGCCGTGGAGATGTGGGAGGTGCACGTCGCGGAGGCGCCGATGCGTATCCATGCCCACGACCACGGTGGCGCCGGGTCGGTGCTCCGCGATGAGGCACGCGAGCGCGCAGAGTGCGAGGCTCTTACCGCTCCCGAGCCCGCCGCGAATCGCCGCGATGTCGCCGGGCCAGTGACCCGAGAGCCCTGCGGCGAGCATGTCGGCCTGCCACGGCAGCGGGTCGAGGTCCGCGATGCGCGGCGTGGTCATGCCGAGCCCGAGCGCTCCGGGGCGGTGCGTGCTGCGATGCGCTCGAGGAGCGGCGCCGTCTCGACGCCCTGATGCACGTGCGTCGTGACGGTGACCGATGGCTCGCGCGGGTACTCGTCCGGGGATGCGCGCTCGAGGAGCCACGCGGCGGCCTTCCAGTCGCCCCCGGCCGATGCGCCGCGCACGTGGTCGAGCAGTACGGCATTCGCGCGCGCGCGCGCCTGTGCCCATCGGGCCGCGAAAGTCGCGAAAGGCTCCTCGCCACGCTCGCCCCGCGCCACCCAGTCCTGCACGGTGCTCTTGACCACGCCTGCCCGAGCGCACGCAGCGCCGACGAAGCCGAGCGACTCCATCTCGGCGCAGAGTCGGTCCATGACCTCGGGCGTGCACTTCGTGGGCGCCCCCTGCTCGTGCGTAGGCGGAGGACGCCGCGCGCCCTTCTTCGCCCTCGGCGCGCTCACACTGCCACCCGCTGCGGACCCACCGGCCACGCCGCCATCTGCTCCCGTGCGACCCGCGCCACCTCGAGGATGACGCTCGCCCGCTGCGCTGCGCCCCAATCGTAGACCACCGGCGCCCCGCCGACCGGCCCCGTCCGCGTCCACCGCCCGAGCAGCACAGCCGGAACGCCTCGGTCTCGCGCAGCTCGCAGCACATGGTCGTGGAGCAGTCGCGTCGGGTCGTCCTCGGCGGCGCTCATGCCCTCGCCCGTGTCCTCGGCGACGAGGAGCAGCGTCGGGGGCGGCTGCACGTCGAGCAGCCGCAGCACGTCGAGCGTCGTCGACAGCGCGATGGTGACGTTGGCGCCGAGGTGTCGAGCTGCCGCGATGAGCAGCGCACGGGGCGCCTCGGTCTCGCCATAGATGACGACGGTCATCGGCATGGTCATCCGTCTCCCTGTGTACCTGGCGCGGGGGGAATCCCGCCCAAGTGGTGGATCATCGATTGCTGCGTGAGGTCGCGTCGTAGGCCGTGCATGCGCTCCGAGCATACCCGCTGGCTCACCCGCTCCCCATCGATGCGCGTAACCGACGCCTCGATTCGGACGCAGTCCGCCGTGAGCCGCTCGACCATGAGGCGCGTGCGCTCCATCGCCGAGGCCATGCGCCACAGGATTCCGCCGAGCGTGCACAGGGCGCCGATGAGACCGAGCCCAACGGCGACCTCGGACGCACTACCCACGGGCGCACACCCACAAAGGCTGCCGCCGGCACCGCGAGGCGTGGAGCCTGACGACGGGGGCGACAATGCAGCGGTACACGTCAGCGACCGCGCAGAGCGAGCGCATGACCGTCTCGCACGCAGGCATCCCCCACGCCCGAGCAGACCACCACGTCGGGGGCCTGCGCTTGCGCGGTACCAGCGGCATCAGGCGCCGCCCGGCTTCGGTCCGCCGGTGCCCATCGACCGCCCGACGAGCAGCCCGACGATGCCCGCAATCTGCGCGATGGCCGTGTCGACCTTGCCGCCCTCGATGAGCGCGAGGCTCGCGATGAGCCCCATGCCGATGACGCCCGCGATGAGCGTCGCGTTTGCCCGCAGGCCGCTCACGGCGCGAGACCGGGCGGCGCATCCTCGGCTGCCGGCAGTGCAGCGTCCGGTGCCGAGCTCGCAGCCACGACCGGGAGCGCTGCATCAGGCGTCTCGGCGACCTGCCGCGAGCACCCCACGTCGACCCGCAGGCCGTCAGCCTCGAGGGTCGCGCGCAGTGCCACGAGCCGCACCGGCAGGCCCGTCAGCGACGGCACCGCGACCGGGACCGACGCGACCGGCGTGGAGCAGACCCACACGTCGCGCTCGATGCTCGGCACGGTCGCCGAGCCGCAGGAGATGAGGAGCGCGAGAGCCGCGCAGAGACCGATGATGCGCGTCATGGTGACCCCCGCAGGATGCCCTCGAGTGTGTGACTTGGCGGCGCGTCGTTGATTGCGCCGAACTTGATTTTGAACGACCGAATCTCGCTCACGATGCCGGTCACGGCGGTCGCCGTGCCGATACGGATTTCGCCGGGGTTATTCGTGTCGGCGGTCATCGTCGAATAGACCTTCGTGTCGATGAGGTCGCCGTTGCACCAGAACCTCACATACCCGGCCGTGCGCTGAATCGTGAGGATGTAATACGCGCCCGTGGCGATGGGGCGTGCCATCGATGCCGTCGTCGTCTCGATGACGTGCCCCGACGAACTGGGATACACCCCGATGCGCTTCGTCCCGTCGCGGATGACGATGTAGTTGTTCCCGTTCGCGCCCAAGGTGCTCGCCAGCATCTCGACGCGCGCCTCCCACTCCGTCTCCGTCGTCAGTTCCGAGAGCGTGCGCGACAAGTAGCCGGTCGACGACGTGCCGGTGACGATGCGAATGGACGTGCCCGTGCCGACCGTCGGATAGGTCACGGTCGCCGCGTTCGGCGACTGCGTGAGAGACCATCCCGAGGGCAGCGCGCCGCTCGGGTTCGCCCACTCGTAGGTCCACGAGTCGGCGGCGAACCCCGCCAGGAAGTCGGTCGACGCGGCGACTGCCGCAGTCCCGAGCCCGAGGTTCGTTCGCGCGGCCGCAGCGTCGCTCAGGTTGCTCAGCGTGGTATCCGCCCCGCTGCCCCCGCTGCTCGGCAGCGTGATGCTCGACCCTGCGCCGACGGCATACGTCCCGATGCCCGCGATGCCGAGCGTGATGCAGACCCCGAGGAGTAGCAGGCGCGCGCCGCTCACGGCTGCGTCCGATACGTGCCGCACACCTCGAGGTCAGCCGTCCCGCTCCCGACCGAGCGCAGTGACACGGCCTGCGCCGTCACACCGCCCGCGACCAGGCCACGCGTCGACCACACCCGAGCGCCACCCGCCACGATGCGGGGCGCGTGAGTCGTCGCGCCGCAGCCTGCCGAGGCGCCCATGCACAGGACCGCATTGTCGCCGGTGCCCGCGGTCTCGCGCGACACCACCGACACCTCCTGAAGATACAGCCCCGCCGCGAGCGCGGTGCCCGTGGCCGGGTCGTAGAGGTCGTCACTCGTGAGCTCGCCCCATGACCCCGTCGCAGCGGCGACGACGACGCACCCGTATCGAGTGCCGTAGACGCCCTGCGAATCCTGCGCCTGCGCGCGGCTCATCAGCCCGCCATTGCACGCGATGAACGCGATGACCCACCAGAGAAACGCTCGCATCAGCCGACCTCCATCCTTGTGCGGATTGCCTGCCGGGCGACCTGCGCCGCAGCGGTGACCCGCGCGTAATCTGCATCCGAGACGCCCGGCCCGCGCCACGTGGCGACCCGGCCTCGATTGTCCACGTGGGCGAAATCCGGGTAGACCCCGACGCCGCCCGCCGGGATGACGCCCTGCCCCATCAGCCGCAGCGCGAGGATGCCCAGCTCGAGCGCCGACATGAACGCCGTGGCGAGGTCGGCCGCTGCGTCGTCGCCACGCTCGCGCGGGTCGGCCCGGTCCTCGGGCGGTACGTGCCGGCTCGACTTCGCGGTCCTCGAGTGCGCGCGCTCGCCCGAGACGATGCGCACCGCGCCCCCGACCTCGTCGCGGATGCGCTGCACGGTGCCGGTGACGAGGCGCTGATACCGCGCCCGAGACCCGGCGCGCAGCCATCGGCGACCGTGGAGCCCGGGACCGCTGCGACGGTCCATCAGTTCCCACGCCGCATAGTTCATGGACAAGCGTTCCGTCGCGTCGCTCATGTGGGCATCGTACCACACGGCGATGCCGGAATCACCCGCCCCGCGCCCGGGTCAGGAGTTGCCGCCACGCTTCCGCCGCGCAGGCAGGTACTTGCCCATTGCCGAGGCATCGCAGGCGGTCCACCCGAGAGGCACCCCATGAGCCACTCGACCCACGTCGGGTTCAGCGGCCCACCAGCTACCGCATCCAGCGGGAGCGCGTTGCGCCTGTGTTGCGAAGGACTGCCGTTGTTGCTCGCGTTGTTCGCCGTCGGCGTAGGTAGCATCGACCGCGCCACCGCCGACGAGAGCCGCAGGTCGCCCTTCCCGCCCGCCTGATTCGGGCCGCCGTGACTGCCGTCCGTTGCCAGCGGCGTGGGCCACATTGCCCGCCGCGCCATCGTGTCGAGACTCGGGGCGCCCGCCGTCCGATACGTCGACCCGTCGGGCCGGTGCCCGTTGTTGCGTGTGCCGTAGGGTGTCGAGGTCGGCGTCGGAAACTGCGCGGCCCATGTCGCGAGCCCGTCCCCGCTTTTGTCGGACAGCCCGGCCTTGTTGTAGTTGCCTTTGACCGTCGGCGTCGGGCAGTTGAGCCAATATCCAGATTCGCTGTCGCCTGTGCGGGGCGCCAACATCGGACGCTCCGAGCACGCCCCACTCTGCATCGTACCCGAGCGCGGCCAGGTCACCGAGCACGGTGCCGAGTCCTCGAGTAACGAGAGCTGGAGAGTTTTCCACGAAGACGTAGCGTGGTCGAACCTCGCCAATGATGCGGGCCATCTCTCGCCAGAGTCCCGAGCGCGCGCCGTCGATGCCGGCGCCGGAGCCTGCGACGCTGATGTCCTGACACGGGAAGCCGCCAGAGACGACATCCACGAGTCCAGCCCACGGTCTCCCGTCGAAGGTTGACACGTCATCCCACACGGGGAAGGGCTCAAGGCTCGCGTCGTCCTGTCGGGCCATGAGCACGGCGCGGGCGTATCGGTCGAGCTCAACGGCGCAGACGGTTCGCCATCCGAGCTCAAGGCCGCCGAGAATGCCGCCCCCAGCGCCCGCGAAAAGTGCCAGCTCATTCACACACCGCCCCGCGCCGTCTCTGCCCGCTCCACGCGCACCTGGTCGAGCGCGATGAGCCTCGCATCGCCCCGGTGCACCGCGCGCCCGAGGTGGTCATCGACCGTGGACGGAGGCGCCTTGCCTGGCCCGCCGCGCATCAGCCACGCGTCACGGGCGGCACGCTCGCGGCAGAGCGTCAGGTGTCGCGCGACGTAATCCACCGGGTCGGCCGTGCGCTTGCGTAGATGCTTCGGCTCAGTCGATGAGGCGCTGTGCGCGACGCCGTCAGCCTCCGCGAGAGACGCCGCGATGGGCGCGTCTCGCCGCGAGTCGAGGAGCGCGGAGAGGGTCGCCTGCATCGTGCACTCGTCGTCGCGCAGGTTCGCCGCGGTCAACGCCAACCCCATCGCGTGTGTGACGTGCAGGTCAAGACGCCCGGCAGGCTCGTGCACTCGGCTGAACCGAGTCTGTGCCACATCCATGCTCCGCAGCAGCGTTACGACTGAATGACGGTGCGCGCGAAGATGCGGAACGATATACCCGAGCGCACGCAGCGCCTCGGCGACCTCCTCGCGCACGACCTGCGCGCCGCTCCACATGCGCACGCCGCGACGCCGCGACGCCGTCGACTCCTGCCGGTCGGCTATCCAGTCGCGCTGGAGCATCGTGGGTCGGTAGATGACCCGCACGTCGAGACCGTCGCCCCTCATGCCACACCCCCCATCGACGGCACCCACGCCGCCCCGTCCATCATCCGCGCCCATGCGGCGCACTCGTCATGCCCCACGCTCGCGACGCCTCGGTCACGCAGCGCGTGCAGCGTCGACCACTCCCACAGCGACCCCCACGGCGACTGCCCCGGAGGCATCCACCACAGCGCCACGAGCGCGTGCGCGTCCATCGCGTCAGCCGCTGCGAGCGTCGACCACTGCGGCCCGTGCGGCGGTCGAGCGCCGAGCGCGGATGCGAAGTCCCACCGCTCGGTGACGCAGGTCTTGGCCTCGAGGTACACGGCCTCGGGCGGCCCGCCCCGCACGATGCTGCCCACGTAGTCGACGCTGGCCCGCGCAGCCCACGCCGCGGGAAACGTGGTGCGCCCCCGCGCGTCCTGCCGCGTCGGACCCATCACGAGCGCCTCGGTCGGCACCTGGACCATAAGCCCGGCCCGCGTGACGCGGAGGTGCGCGTGATACGCATCGAGCCGCGCCTGCCACGCGAGGCCGAGGGCGCGAGACGTGCGCCCGGTCGAGGACTTGGTCTCGGTCATACGTCCCTCCGCATCGCGTCGAGGTCTGCCTCTGCCTCGCGCAGCATCGACGCGCAGTGCGACTCCATCGCCCGCGCCACGCGGACCCGCATCGCGTCGACCCGTGCCAGACGCGCCGACTCATCGGCCTGTGCCTCCGCATCGCGGGCCTCCTGCGCCGACTCCGCGAGCGCACGCCGTGCCGCGCTCACCTCGCGACGCTGCCACTCGAGGGCGATACGCCGCAGCGCGCGCCCGAGGATGTCACCCATTGTTCGATTCCTCCTCAAGCGCAGCCTCGAGCGCCTCGACGTCCTCGCGCAGTTCCTCGAGCCTGCTTTCGGTGTCACGCACATCCCGGCGCCACAACTCCAACAGGTCCGCCACCGCGTCGCGCCTCGCCAGACGCGGAGGGCGCACGCCGTGGCACGTCAGCCACCTGCGCCGGCCGTCTGCCGTCTCGCAGAGCGCTTCGTCGACGTCTCCGTCGTCCCCGCGCACGTCACACACCGTCATCGCCGTGAACCGAACTCCGGCATACCCCGTGTCCGGGTCGTACTCGGCCTGATAGACCACGTCGCGAGCCTTGATTGCCGTACTCATACTCGACCTCCTGCGCCCCCTCGGACGCGCCTGTCTGGACCCACCATCTCCGCTCGCCTCGTCGCCCCGCGCAACCTCGACCACAACCGGTCGCCGATGTGCTCCGCCAGCCCCGCGTCGTCGAGGTTGCTCGCGATGACCGTCGTCTTGCCGTCGTCGAGCCTGCCGCCGAGCACCTCGTCGAGCAGTTCCGCCGCGTACTCCGTCACCCGCTCGCGCCCGATGTCGTCGAGCACGACCACGTCGGGCGTCAGCACCCGCGCCCGCATACCGTGTTGGTCGACTTCGCGCCCGATGGCGTCTCGGTACCGCCGCACCCACTCCGACCAGAGCACATATCTCGCCGACACTCGACGGTCGCAGAGCGCGCGGACCAGAGCGCATGACCGATGCGTCTTGCCGGTGCCGGTCGGGCCGACGAGGCGCAGGCCCATCGACCTCGAGGTCCACGCCTCGACCCACGCCGCAGCAGGGCCGCCCGGGTCGAGCGTCGCAGCGCGGTACGTCCACGGGATGCGGGCCAGCGTGAGACGTCGAGCGCGGGCCACAATCCCCGCGCACGGGCACCGCACACCGTCGACGGCCTCGACCCCGGCGCAGACGCCGCAGCGCGGCGCATCCCACGCGCACGCTCCGTCACGCTCGACCTGCACGACGTCGGACCAGGCCAGCGGAGGGCGCGGTGTGTCGTCGCCACCGCCCCCGCCGAAGTCGCCGAGCAGGTCAGCAAGTGAATCCATGTCGACCTCCTGCGCTCCCTCGAGCGCGCAAAAGTGCCCCGGTATCGCCACCGCCGGGGCGTCGGTGTAGGGACCGACCGACCACCGCGTTAGCGGGAGGAGCGGCCTGCCGGCTGCGCTGCGTAGCACCTCGCGACCCCTCGGTCGCTGTGCTCATGTCGCACGCCCCGGTGCGGCTGTCAACCGTCCGCACGCCCTGCGAATCGCGTCGAGCCGCTCGCCCTCGGTCAGATTCCGCCCCGCGATGAGGTCGAGCAGCGCGTCACGAGCTCGCCGCCGAGCACACCCCTCGTCGCGGTCGCGAGTCGGGCGGTTCGTGAGGATTGCGCGCGAATCAGGCGCCACGAGAATTGAGAGCAGCGCGTCGAGATGTCCCGGGTCAATGCTTACCATCTCTCACCCTCCTCTGCCGATTCCTGCACGGTCGCCCACGCGGCATTGACGGACTTGCGCCCTGCCGGGCCTTGGCGCCCCCCAGAAGGCGCGCGGACGGGTCGGGTGCTGTCGTGTATGCCCTCGGCCACGATGCGGCCTAGGAGAGCCAGCGACGGCCCGCTGCCGCCTGCGACCTCTGCCGCCCGCTGGATGCAGGCGAGGACGTGCGGCGCTCCCTTGGCCTCGACGTGGCGCTGGATGGCGTCCGCGTCGAGCGCCCCGACCATCATCGGTGCCGAGCCTCGTGCACTGCGCAGCGCCAGACGCCACGCCTCGAGGCAGCCCGAGAGCCCTTCCGGTGCTGGAGCCGTCGCCGCCGCTGCCTCGTGCGCGCGCCCCTGCGTGCGCGTGGGAGCTGCGTCAGCAGCGACCTGTATGTCCTGTCCTGTGTGTACTGTATGTCCTGTACTGTAGGCGTGACCGTCACGCGACGTCACGTGACGTAACGTTACGTCACCGTTACTCGCCGTTATGTCACGTGACGTCGCGTGACCGTCCGTTACGTCACCGTTACGCCGTGACGCTCGGTGACGCCGCTGCCTCTCGGCGCCGGTGTTGTCCCGCTGGTACTCGTCCCAGCCCGCCACGAGGTACGCGTCGCCATCGACGATGAGCAGGCCGACCTCGAGCAGATGGTCGAGCGCCGCCTGCCACGCCTCCGGCGACGGTCCCCACAGGTAGGCCATAATTCGCGCGGTGCACTCCCGCATCTTGACTCGCCCGTCGCCGGCCTTCGCTCGAGCGACGACAGCAGGCCACGCCCACGCGTGACCGGACGCGCAGAGACGCCCGTCCATCGGTACATCGCAGTCTATGCGGACCCAGCTCACGGCGCGACCGTGCCAGGTGTCGAGGTCGGTGCAGCCTCGCGCCACAGGCCGCGACGCTTAAGCCGCCGCCGTGCATCGGCCGACGAGGGCCGCGCGCCGCGTGCGACCCACCGCCACGCGGTCGAGAAATCCACACGCGCGATGTGCGCGAGGTCTGCGATGGTCATGTGGTCGCCGTGGAACCGTTCAAGGTCGAGCATCGTCTGCGCCCTCCTCAGCGCGTGATACACAGTGCGCACATTTTGTTTGCGGGCGCAAGTGTCGTGCGCGCGAATGACGCGCCACGACTTGCGGTGCAAGGTCGGATGCAAGTTGCAACGCAAGATGCAACCAGCGTCAGAGCGGGATGATCAGTTGCTCTGGCTCGGCTCGCAGCGCACGAGCGACGGTCGTCGATTGAATCGGCCCGCCGGTGCGCGACCGAAAGCCCTCACCACTCAGCGCCGCAGCGATCTTTCTGATGCTCAGGCCAGATGCGCGAAGCTGATGCATCCGGAACAACAAGGCGCGCTCTGTTGGGTCGATGGTCAACGCGCCAGAAGTTTTGCTATAGCCAAGTGGAGGGTGGCCAGGCGGCACGCCTCCATGCTTCCTGATGCGCGCGTGAGCCTCGCGAATCATGGCCGAGATGGCCATATCCTTGTCGTGCACCTTACCGTGGCAGGGCTCGCAGAGCGGGACAGTCCTTGTGCCCCCCCTGCTGCGCGGGACCACGTGATGGTCATGCAGGGGAGGAGCGGCGTCGCACTCCCAACAGGATTGCATCCGGCACCTACTCGCCCCGCTCGATAGCCGCCATGTCGGCGGTCATGAGCGCGGGCATGATTGCGGCCGCTGCGTCCTCGATGGCCGGCGCGATGGCAAGCATGAGCCGCTCCGCCTCGGCGCCCCGGAGTTGCGCGCGGCCGGCGACGCCCATCGGCAGACCGAGCGCGCGCCAGAGCGCGTCGAGCATGCGGCCGGCGAGGATGTCGGCGTCAGCGGCGACGCCGAACCCGGAATCCCCGGTCGTGACGGTCGCGCCCAGGTGGCGCCAGTGCACGGCCCCGAGCTGCGACAGCGGCGTCATCAGCGGCGCCGCGAGCACTGCTCCGCGCACGTCGACACCCCGCGCCCTGACTTGGCACGGCCTCGTGACCCCGCCCTGCGTCGAGCGCCCCGCGGTCAACGGGTCAGGCATCGCAGGCGGGTCGCCGACCATGCCGCCCCGGCGCCACGCGGCGAGCTCGGCCTCGAACGCGACCCACTCCGGCCCGTGCTCGTAGGCATACTCCGCGCGGCGCTCTGGGCGCTCGTTGTCGCTCGTGGTGCTCATCGGCGGGACCCCATGGCAACGATGCGGTCATGCGTCGACGCCGCGAGCGACTCGACCTCGATGGTCGCCACGAGTCGCTCGGCGACGGCCTGCGCGATGCCGGACCCGACATGCTCGGAGCACGCGCCCATCAGTATGCTGATGACCCGCTCGTCGTGCATGGCGGACCAGTACGAGCCCGCGATGATGGCAGATACGGGCGTCGGGCTCGGCCCGAGCGCGATGTGCAGGCCGGACAGCCATCGGAACCGGACATGCGTCCAGTGCGCCGACTGCATGTGTGCCATCGATAGCCCGCACGCGGCGAACCGCTCGCGGACCTCGGGCGTGGCGTGGGCCAGCACGAGGCCGACCCAATCGGGAGTGATGGACGCGGGAATCATACGGCAGCCGCCTGCGCAGCATGGTAGGCGAGACGCAGAGCGCGGCGCGCGAGCGCAGCGTCATACACGCCATCCTCGTCACACGGCGACATGACGGCCTCGCCGCAGCCAATGTCGAGCCCGTCGACGGTCACCTCGATGATGCTCGGCTGCATCTCCTCGAGCCACTCACCGGCGAGACCGAAGCTGTCGACCGTCACGTTGCCCTTACACGACTCGATGCGGATTTCCATGGCATGTCTCCTCGCGGCCCCTCGGCCGCCTCATCACCGCGCCACTGCGGCCCGGTGAACAGACACTCTCACGCCCCGACGCGCCGGTCAATAGCGCACTTGCGCTTTTTGACACTTTGTTCCGAAGTCGTTGTGCCGCAACGCTTACAGCCGCGCGAAAGCGACCCGCAACGAATCGCTACGCCGCACGTCGACCATGCCCGGCACCTCGACGAGCGCGACCTCGTGCCCATCGAGCGGGCCCGAGCGCACGATGCGCACCTGCCCGGCGTAGGCGTCGAGGCCGAGCCCCTCGCCGTGGGTGAGGGTCATGTGCCACGCCCCACGCGAGAGGACGCGCTCCTCGCCGGGGCGCTGCGGCCGCTCGAGGGTGACGAGCGTGCGGGGTCCGTCGATGTGCACGGCGTCGAGGACGGACCAGACGCGGGCGTCAGAAGGGGATGGGGTCATCGCCGAAGCCTCCCCCCTGCGACCCGCCGAAGCCTCCCCCCTGCCCGCTGCCGCCCTGCGTCTGCCCGCCGCGCCATCCGCCGCCACCCGCACCCGTGCCGCCCGACGCGTTGCCCCGCTGCGGTCGCTCCTCGCCGCCGCCGAGGAAGGTGACCTTGTCAGCGCGCACCTCCCACGCCTTCCGGTTGACGCCCTCCTTGTCGGTGTACTCACGGGTCCGGAGCGAGCCCTCGACGTAGACCGACCGGCCTTTCGCCAGGTACTGCCCGCACAGCTCCGCGGTCTTGCCCCACACGCTGATGGTGTGCCACTCGGTGCGCTCCTGCTTCGCGCCGGCCTTGTCGGTCCACTGCTCCGACGTCGCGAGGCGCAGCTCGCACACAGGCTCACCGCCCTGCGTGTACCGCACCTCCGGGTCAGCCCCGAGGTTGCCGACCAGAATCACCTTGTTGACCGATGCCATGCTCACGTCCCTTCGTTCAGTGCCGTGCTGACGCGCACGCGAGTGTCTTCACGCCATTCGCCCAACAGCTTGATCAACTTGGTGCTGATTTCGAAGCGGTCGAATACCAGCAGCGCAGCCGCGAGAATTTCCATGTTTGGGTACGGGTCCGCGCTGCAATGGAAGTTCTGGAAGCGACGGCGAAAGCACCGCGCAACAGGCGTCTCGCAGTCTTCGTCTTGACAGACGAGGACGCGCCGCTGTTCTGCGACCCATTCAAAATCCTGCCCTTCGAGGACCGCGACGGTTGCCGCGAGCCCAACCCAGCTGCTCGACATCGCGCGCTTCTGCGTGCCGTTCGTCTCGAGCAGAGCAGCAGCGGTCCGGCCGAATTGTGAGTCTGCGATTGCGCGAATCTGGGTCGGCCGAGCGATACGTTTGCGCCCGTTCGCGACAGCATCGGCTGCGGTCAGGACGGCCACGAGACGGCGCGAAAGCACCAGACGGTCGCCGACGCTGCGGCGCACGCCGCAATCTGTTGCGGCGAACGCAGCCACTGGAACGCCGACTGTGACCATCATCGGCACCGTTGCGCCTGCCTCGACCACCGCAGCGAGCCGGTGTTGCCCGTCGATGAGCACGCCTGCCGCGTCGAACGCGACCCCCTGGTGCGTCAACTGCCACTCTCCGGCCTTCATCAGCTCCGCGTAACTCTTCACCGTCCCCGGGCGCATCGGCCGATTGCTCGCGTAGTTCTTCGCCAGCCACAGCGCCGCGAGCACAGGGTCGACCAGCACCACCTCAGACTTCATCTGCATCGTCATCTCCTCGCGCCCCTCGGCGCATCGTCTCGCTGATGTGCGCGGTCAGGTCCACCACGGACTGCCGCGCCTCGTCTCTCTCCTCGAGCAGCCGCCGCACCTCTGCGCGCAGCCGCTCGACCTCCATCTCTGCCCGCTCCAGCCTCTCGGCCTGTATCGCCCGCACGAGCGCGCGGGCCAAGTGCACCTCGTCACTCATGGCCGCCGTCCTCGTCGCCCTCGTGCCACACGTCGATGACCGGCTCGCGCCGCACCTTCGCACTCCGCAGCCGCTCCGACGCCGGGAGCGAAAGAACGCACCGCGCGGCGAGTTCCGCCAGCGCCGCCGCGTGCGCCATCGTCGCGGCCTCCGTGGCGTCATGCGCCGCCGTGCACTCGGCCCGCGCGTCGAGGTCTGCGGCCTCGCACTGCGCAGCGCACGCTGCCACGATGCGCGCCGACTCCTGCGCCATCGACTCCCCCGAGCGCAGCGCGAGTGCGCCGACTGCGACGGCCCCCAGCGCGGCGCCGATAATGAGGGACACCAGGTCCCATCGGTCACTCATGGTCGCCCTCCCCCGGATACTCGACCGGCGCCGACAGCGCAGCCTCTCGCCGCGCCCGCCACGCCTCGAGCGCGTCGGCCCCGCGCTGCGTGTCGAGGTAGGACGCTGCACCGTTGACGCGCCCGAGCGGCGCCGTGCCGAGGTCGAGGCCGTCGCGCTGAAGCATCTCCTCGATGTACTCCGCCGCGTCGTCGCCGTGCGCGAGAATGCGCGCCGTGGCGTCGCGGCGCTCGTCGGCAGACTCGGGCGCAGGGACTGCGGCCGGCGCAGGTCGCGAGGTCGCCACGGGCGCGTCGGTGCCGGCGAGCTCGTCCGGGTCGTACACCCCTGCGACCAGGTCGGGATACACGATGCGCGCGAGAGCTGCGGCGCACCGCGCCCGGAGCATCGCCTCGGGGTAGGTCTGCCACTGCCCGCCGCCGCGCACGAGGCCGGCGACGCGCGCCTGCTCCATGGTCCACGTGAGCACGGTCGGCGAGGCGTCGCCGCGCCGGGTCGTGGAGTAGGTCGCGCGCTCTGCGGTCGACTCCACCATGCGCCACTCGACGCACTGGTCAGAGCGGCGAACAAGGGCAATGGTGGCGTCCGCCGAGAGGGTGACGCGGCCGCGAATGACGGTGACCATGCGCAGCGCCTGCATGGGACCGATACCGAGTTCGCGGCCGGTCATCAGGACCAGGAGCGCGTCCTGCGGCTTGCCGCGCAGCGCCTCCGGGGCGAGCGATGACGAGGCGATGACGATGGCGGTCGGGCCGAGCGGGTCGGCTGCTGCGACGGTGTCTACGATGCTCATTGCCGCGCCTCCTTCCAGCGTCGCCGCGCTTCGACAATCTCGACCCCGGCGAGCGCGCAGAGGGTCCGCATGTGGCGCACGTTGGGCCGCGCGTGCCCGTTCGCCCACCGCGACACGGTGGCAGCGCGGACCCCGAGCACGGCCGCGAGTTGCGCGCCCCCGCCGCAGGAGCCGCAGGCTTCGATTGTGACGTAGGCCGGGACCGCGCCCGGCTCGATGGTGTCGAGGGAAATCACCCGAGCACCGCCGCGTTCGCCGCGCTCAGGCAGGCGCGCGCCCACTCTTTGAGCGTGCACGTCAGCACCACGCGGTCCTCCTCGACGCCGATGCAGTCGACCGTCACATTGCCGCCCTGCTGCCCGCGCACGGTGACCGACCACGCATACCGGCTCGGTCGAGCGGCCAACTCCGCCGCGAAGTCGAGCGCCTGACTCTGGGACATCTCCATCGCAGGCGACATTGTAGCCTGTACCATCTCATCCTCCTTCGCGCCCCTGGGCGCCGTGCCGTCATCAGTCGCCACCATGGCGTGCAGGTCGCGCCAGCGTGCAGGCTGACGGCGTGCGACCCATCGAGACGCCCCGGAGGGCGCGGCGGTCAGGCGTCGTACCCGATGGAGCCATCCCTGGCCGCCCGTGCCGCTGCCCTGACGAGAGAAGCGGCCCGCAGCCTGACGAGCGCGTCGCGCATTCGCTGAATCTGGCGCGCATTCTCCTCCTCAGACACTCGGCGACCTGGCCTTGACTTCTTATTGTCCATGCTGTCTCTCCTCGCGGCCCCTCGGCCGCCTCTGCTGTTTTGCACCGTGGCACATCGCCTCGGTGAACAGACCATCGCACAGCCCATTGCGCCGGTCAATAGCCCACTTGCGCTTTTTGACACTTTCTTCCCAGACCGTTGCGCCGCAACGACCCTAGCCTACGTCGCGACCCCGTGCCGCCGCAGTCCCGAGCGTGTGCGCGGCATCGCTCAGGTAGGCATAGACCCGCGCTGCCGCGCTCGCATCGTCGTAGTCTGCGTGGTCGATGTCGTCGCCCGCCGCGAGGCCGTGAGCCGCGCCGAACGTCACGGTGTTGCCCGCAATGACGGTGATGGTGACCTCGCCACCGCTCGCCCACGCGCCCGCAGGGATGCACCGCACCTTGTCGCCGACCGCGAAGTAGGCGAGGGACGTGCGCCCAATGTCGGTCTGCGCCTCGCCCGTGCGCGGGCAGACAGCGCTCGTGTACTGATTCGCGCTGACCACCACGACGGTCGGCGAGCTGACCGACGCGACCCGCAGCGACGGTGCCCACCCCGAGGGTCGGAGGCCTGCTGCGCCGAGGGTCAGCTGCACGCGATTCCCCAGCCAGTCCCGCTCGACGCCGAGCACGCGGCACGGTTCCGAGGTCAGGCCGAGCGTCCCGTCGATGCCGACCGCAGACGAGCAGGTCAGCGTGACCGTGTCGCCGACCCCGACCTCGAGCGCTCCCACGTGGTCCGCACTGACCGCGACCTGGTACCGCACGCGAGGCACGCCGGCGCGACGTCGCAGGTGCTGGATGACCGGGAGCAACAGCACCGCCGCATCTGCGCCCCCGCCGTCGAGGCGGATGTGCCGCAGGTCGAGCGTCATCTGCTCGCCCGCGTCGCCCCCGGTCGCGTCGACCGCATCGCTGTCTACGTAGGTCGTCACGCGCCCGGGCTCACCGGCTGCGTCGTGGTCGCTCTCGATGCGATACGAGCGCACAACCCGCCCGTCGACCGTCGAGACGCACTGACCGTCCGCGAGGATGTCGGCGTCCGTGATGACCATGACCGCGTCGGCCGATGGCGCCGGCCCGATGGGCGTACACACGAGGCGTTGCCGCCCGTCTGCCCACCGCTGCACGACCGCTGCGCCGATGAGCGTCAGCACGCCGCCCATGACGTCAGCGACGGTCGAGGAGCCCGACACGTCAGCCGAGACGCCGCGCAGGGGCTCGGGCATCGGGAGCGCAGAGAATGAGTCCTCGAGCATGTCGTCATCGTCGAGGCCCGCGCCGTAGGGCAGGACGTCGTAGGCCCCGTGGACCTGCCCGCCCCCGCCCGACTGGAGTAGGCGCAGAAGCAGGATGCCCGGGTCGACGCCCTGTGACCGGGCCTGCGGCGTGACCGTGATGGGCGTGCCGCGGTCGAGGATGTACCGCCGGTCATCGTCGACCCACGAGACGGTCAGGAGGTAGCCGACGAGGTCGCCCGTGTCCGGGTCGTTGACCGCGGAGCTGGCCGTCACGATGACGTCGACGTGCCCGCGTGCGTCGTTGCTCTCGTCGCCGCCGCTCAGGCGCATCATCTGCGGCTGTCCCGCACCGGAGTAGACGTCATCCGCCACGAGCAGCCGGCGCTCCGAACCCTGGTACCACGCGAGCGCAGGGCCTCGGCACGGGATGCGGGCCAGCGCGCGGAGGTCTGCGTCGGCCGAGACGCGCTCGCGGCGGATGGCGATGCTCTGCGCCTCGAGGTCGTAGAGCTTGCGCGCATCGTCCGGGGCGCGGAAGTCGACCCCGACGCACACGTCGAGGCCCGGGGTCCAGCGCAGCGAGAGCGGCGCGCGCGCAGCTCCGCCGACGATGAGCCCGGCGCGCCAGAGCCACCCGGCCCCGTCCCCCGCCAGCTCGACCCGCGCCCATCGGCCGAGGCGCCCCTGCGTCGTAGCGATGCGCCATCGGTCGCAGTCGTGCCGCGTATCGTTCCATGTCACGGCGCTCGCGTAGGTTCCTGCGATGACCTGCAACGCCCTCTCGGGCCAGCGCACGAGCTCGCCCGTGCCGGTCGGGTCGACGAGTTCGAGCGTGCACGGCTCCTCGACATAGGGCGAGACGACGAGGCCGAACGGCGCACCGCCCGCAGGCGCTGCCGGTGATGGGTCCGTGGTCAGCCGGCCGCCGCCGCCGCCCAGTGCGCGCGCAGTGACCGCGTGCGTGGTCGACACCCCGCCCGTGTCCACCTCGATCTGCCCGCCGCGGGGATGGTCCGGGTCGAGAGTGATGTCGGTAAGCCGCTCGTGCGCGCGGTAGCACCGGATGTCGACCTCAGCATCGGTCCCGCCGTGGACCTTGTACTGGCTCTGATACGCCTCCGAACGCTCAAAAATCTGGTCATGCGTGACGCGCGAGCCCTGCCCCGGCACGATGTAGTGCCAGCCCCGCACGAGGGTCGTGCTCGTCGCGCCCGAGGACAGCCGCTGCCGCAGGAGCGCCGACAGCGGGGCGATACGCAGCTCGAGCGTGAGCCCGTCAGCGGCGAGGGATGGCTCGCGGTCGAGCACGCCGCGCCAGACCTCGGCGTACGACCCGACGCGCACCCCGTTCGCGACCGGCGCCGCCTGCACGATGCAGACGCGCCCGCGCCACGCCGTGACCTCGCGAGTCACCGCAGGCTGATACCCGCGCGACGGCTGCCACACGTGCCGAGCGATGCGCGTGTAGGCCACGCCGCGCGCCACGTCGAGGTCGAGCGCAGAGCCGGTGCCTGCGCCCGCGACGTGGAGCGCCTCGAGACCGCAATGGATGAGCCCGGTCCATGCGCTGATGTCCGACGTGCACGTGATGACGGACGGCCCGGCCTCGCTGATGAGCGTGGCGCCGAGCGTGGTCCTCGACGTCGCGCCCCGGGGTCCGATGCGCCGCAGGGTCGAGAGCGGGTCGACGGTGCGCGCCGTGGTCGTGGCGTGGAGCGGCGAGAGCGCAGCGCCCCGAGCGAGGAGCCGAACCGACACCGGCGACTGCTCGACCGTGGCGTCGACCTCATCGACGCTGCACGACTCGGGACCGAGCGACAGCACGGCCTCGATGTCGCGGTAGGTCAGCGCGCCGCCCGTGCCCGGGATGTTCTGCGAGTCGGGATGCGGGCCGGAGTAGTAGCGGTCGGTGAGCCCGGCGACCGTGACCACGACCGCCCACTGCCGACCCCGGAGAACGTCGAGCGCGGCGACGGTCATAGCGCCGTCCCCCACACCGGGAGCACGGCCACCGCGAGGATGCGGCACGAGGTCGACGTCACGCGCAGCACGGCGACCGACCCGCGCACGTCACCCGCCGTCGTGTTCGCCTCGAGGGCCCGAGGCCCGCTCGCGCTGCCTGCCGTCGCGAGGTCAGGCCGGCGAACGTCGCCCGATACCTGCCACGTGGGCACGATGCGCCGCTGCCCGGACGCCGCCGCGATGCGTATCTCGGGCAGCTCGCGACACGCGAGAGTCCCGAGCGCGCGCGACCAGGTCACGCCGATGTCGATGACGGTCGAGGTGATGGAGTCGAGCCGCACCGTCACGACCGGCGACGACGAGCCGCCGGCCTCCTGCGCTGCCGTGAGCACTGCGACTTGGAGCGCGGAGTCGAGAGGCCCGATGGTGAGGAGCGCGTCGAGGGCTTGGTTGACCCCGTCGGCCGAGTGCACGTACCCATGCCGCCGCGCCGCCGTGGTCTCTACGACCTGCGTGCCGTGCACGACCTGCCAATGCCGCGCGTAGACCCCGGCGAGCGTGTTGGCCCCGCCGGCGAGGCCGGCGAGCGTGGCACCCGTGACGGTGCGCGCGGTGCGCATCTCGGCCGCAGCGGGGAGGATGAGACGCGCGGTGAAGGGGATGCTCAAGTCCACCCCCACACGAGGACGCCGTGCACCTGGTCCACCGTGCTCGTGTCGGCCTGGAGCCGGTCGACGAACGCCGGGTCATGCTGCGGCACGATGCCGACCGCCTGCCAATCGATGCCGAGCGAGGCCGGCGAGATGCCCTGCCCCGGGCGCTGGCGGATGGTCGCCGTGCTCATCGAGCGCGCAGCCCCGGCGCCGACCTGCACCTCAACCACAGGCCCGCGCTCGCCGTCGCCAGAGTGCCGCAGGACGATGCGCCCGTCTGCCGCCGACGTGGTGCGGATGCGCACCGTGAGGTCGAGCGCGCGGTCATCGACGTCGGGCAGGCGCGGGCCCGGGAAGCTGTGCCGATACGGGGCGAGTTCGTTTTGACTCGCGGTGTCGACGTTGCGCAGGTCGCTCACGTTGGCGTGGACGCGCGGCAGCGCCGCGAGCCCAGCCATGCACCCGCGCAGGTCGTGCCCGAGGCGCGCCGAGAGCGGGTTGTCGGGCTCGATGTCGTCGTCATCGACCGCGATGCGCCCGTCTGCGAGACGCCCGGTCGGGAGGCTGGAGAGCACCGGATACCGCACGAGGAGCGCGACCACCTCGACGGGCGTTGCGCCGTCGCCGAGCAGGTGCATCGTGATGTTCTCGTACCCGCCTGCGAACCCGACCGCGAGGCTGCCCGAGTAGACCGCGAGGGACGTGGAGAGCCCGTCTGCGGCGTCGATGGCGAGCGTGGCCGCGCCCGTGGCGCTGCGTATCTCGACCGCGTGTGTGGTCACCGGCCCGGCAGCCACGCGCGCGATGAGCGTCACGGTGACGGCAGTCGCGCCGGCGAGCTGCGGAATCTCCCACCGCGCGCACTCGGCGAGCGTGCCCGCTGTGCGCCGACACACCGACGCGCCGCCCGTCTGCGCCCACGACTGCGAGATGACCGTGCACCGCGCGACCTGTGACATGAGGTAGTTGACAGCGCTCCCGAGCGGCGTGACGGTCGACGCCTTGAGCGCCTCGCCCGTGAGCAGGGCCTGCGGGTCGACCGCGGTGTAGGAGCCGGGGATGGTGCGCGCCACGCGGCGAGAGTATCACACGCCGCGCAGTGCGTCAGTGACCTCGACCCGCGCGAGCGGCCCACGATACATCACAAGTTTCAGGCTCTTGCCGCTGGTCCAGATTCGCGGGCCTCGCGTGCTGCCTGCCGGCCTCGATGCGCCCCACCCTGTCGTGTTCCCGAGGACGCGATATCCGGCACGCCTGAAGCATGCCCCGGGCACCACAGACGAGACCGCCGCCGGGTCCACCATCGTCTCCCAGTGCAACGGCGTCCACCCGTACCGCGCCGCCCACTCTGCCGCTGCCACGCCGTGCCACGTGCGCAGGATGTCACCGGCCGATGGCTCGCCCGGCAGTCGCGCGTCGACCCGGTAAAGCGCGCAGCACACGGTCGAGGCCAGCGGTCGAGCGTCCATCAGGCCAAGCGAACGCCTCGCCGCGAGTTTGAATGAAGGCTCACCGAGGACAATCCACCCGCGCGCGCGCCCGGCAGTGAAGATGCGCCACGCGAGTTTCTTTCCCGGCGGCGCCCCGCGGCTACCGGTGTAGTGGTCCGCGTATGCCTGCACGAGACCTGCGTCCCATGTCGACACCGGCAGGAATGCCGCGTCGCTCATGCTGCCCTCCTGCGCTCCCTCGAGCGCTGCGCATGATGAGCACGTCGCCGCGCTCGTGTCTACGCGTCCTCGTCGACGAGCAGCGTGACCTCGTCAGAGCGGACCCGCGCGTCGGCAAGGCCGAACGCCACATCCGCAGCGCTGCCCCCTGCGACGCGACCAGGCACGCGCCCGCGGAGATGCTCGGTCGTGTAGGCCGTCGAGTGCGCCGCGACCGCCGTCCCGTCGTAGAGGTCGGCGAGGAGTCGAGAGCGGCGAGGGTCGCCGAGGTCGTGTGAGATGGCGACGCGCTGCCCGCGCCCGAGGAGAGGCCAGCACGCGGCGAGGGCCTGCCCCTCGTCGGAGGTCGTGTGCGTCGGCCCGCGCAGGGTGTACCCGACGCCGTGCTGCCGGCAGTGCCCGATGTGTCGACCCCGAGCGCGGCCGCTGGAGAGCTCGACGAGCCCAGCCGACGTGC